GGCCATGGATAGTCCGCAGGTCAGCGAGAAAGAACTTGAGCGGCGCCGCAAGATCGGCGAGGCGAATCGCGGCAGGAAGCGCCCCGACCTGGCGGAGCGCAACAAGACCGAGGCAATGCGCTCCCTGGTGCGTGTCGTCTCGGACGAAGCCCGCGAGCGTATGGCCGCCAAGCACACGATCCACGGTCATGGCCGCAAGCGCAGTGAAGGGCGCCAGGGGACGTCCACCTACTACATCTGGGGGGCGATGATCCAGCGGTGCACAAACCCCAGGAACAGGTTCTGGAAGGACTATGGCGGCCGGGGGATTACGGTGTGCGACCGCTGGCGCAAGTTCGAGAACTTCCTGGCCGACATGGGAGAACGCCCAGATGGCATGTCGCTGGACCGCATCGACAATGACGGCGACTATGAAGCGGCCAATTGCCGCTGGGCCACGTGGGATCAGCAGGCGAACAACCGGCGACCTCGTCATTAGCGGCCATTCAAACGGTCGATAAGCTGGGGCATCCGGGCCTGCGCGAACTCAGCCGCCCGGCTTTGCAACCGCCGCTTGGTAATGCGCCACAAATGATACCCTTTGAACCTGGTAGAACGGTTTCTTTCGCTAAATCCCTCCAGCCAGGGCGAATATACGGCGGTCGGCCACTCGTCGAAGATCACCGTGTCGTGGTAGGTGATCGTGTGCCGGGTGGCGAGGTGGTCCTGGTAGGCGCCCGTGGCGCGGCCGGTCTTGTCCATGACCCAGGTGCGCAGCTGGCGGACGCCCTCCTCGGCGACATCGTCTTTCACCTGGTCCATCCAGTCGTGGATGATCACCTGCGCGGCGTCCCCGGTGATGGGCCCGGAGATGTCGGCGCTGACCTCGATCTTGACTCTGGCGGCCATGTCACTGATGCAGCTCCCCGGCCAGGGCGCGGTACTCGGCGGCCAGCTCGCGGCGGAACCGGATCGTGTCCGGGAAAGCCTCCATCGGGCTAATGTTCTCCAGGCCGTCCTCCAGGGCCTGCGCGCGGGCCAGCAGCGCCCGCTCCAGCGGCACCAGGGCGGCGTCCAGCGGCTTGCGGCGGGCCGGGCGGCTGGGGGCGGGGCTAGATGACACGGGTCCTCGCTTTCCGGCCGTAGCGGGCGCAGGCGCGAGCGGTGACGTCGGCCAAGCCCATGCCGGGCGCCGGGCGCAGGTTGTCGCCCGCGCCGATCGAGCGGGCGTAGCCGGACGTCTTTTGCAGCAGGCTGTTCTCGGCCAGGGCGATGGCCAGCTCGGTGATCAGGCTGGGCACCACGTACCGGGAGACGGCGGCTGCGGAGGCGTGCGTGGCCGCCGTGGTCCCGTTGGCGCCCCGGAGCACGGCGAGGCTGCGGGCGGCGTAGATGGTGCCCGAGGTGTGCTCGGCCAGCGCGGTGCCCTGCCAGGCGCGCTTGACCACCAGGGAGGTGGCGGTCTTATCGGTGATGTACAGCCGCTCGGCGTCGGCCATCAGCACCTCGCCGAGGCCGAACGCGGTGACGTCGGGGACGGCGATGAGGTTGTCGGCGGCGATGGCGCTCAGCCCGGTGAAGGTGACCCCGGTGCTGGCCATGGCGCGGTCGGCGACCACCATCCGCTCGCTGTCGATGACCAGCAGGTCCCCGACGCCCAGCTGCGAGCTGTCGGTCACGGTGACCGTCGTGCCGGTGGTGTCGGCGACCGAGGCGGCCAGGGCGCCGGCGGGCGCCGTCTTGGCGTTGTAGCTCCAGGTCCCGGTGACGCCCACCACGCGCTGCGGGGTCGTGCCGCCGCCGAACACCGACGAGGTGGCCCGGTTCAGCTCCATCCGGGTGTACGGCTCGTCGGGCTGCTTGTTGACCGGCTCGAAAAAGACGTTGGCCAGCGGGATCGAGACCCCGACCGAGGTGACTGCAGTGGCGGAGACCAGGTCGTGCTGGTCGAACCAGATGCGCCACGGGTAGGCCAGCTGCTCGTTCGGCCAGTCGAAGTACTTGGTGGTGTCGTGCGGCAGGAACCGGCGGTGGATGATGCCGTAGACGTCGCCCGTGGCGCCCTGGATGGCGCTGTCGATGAGGCTGATTTCGCGCTGGGCGGGGTGGATGTCCAGGGCGGTCATCACCGCCTCGCGGGTGCAGTAGCAGGGGCTGGTGACACTCATACCGGCACCCGCCCGCTGAACCTGGGCACGCTCGCGCTAACCGTCATCCTGGACCCTGCTTTCTCGCCCGAGAACGCCCGGAGGCGTGGATGAGCTGCCGCCCAGCATAACGCCTGGTCTAGACCATTGGCACTAGCCAGGACCGCCTGTTTACCAGCAGATTCGGCGGATTGGTTCAGAGTTCCGGCGGTTCGACCTCGAAGGAGCTGCTGCCGATCGCCTGCACGGCGCCAGTGCCGGTGAACTGGTAGGCGTAGCGCAGGTTGCCGGGCCCGGTCCAGCCGGTGCTGTCGATGTCGTAGTGATAGCTGCCGGTCGCGTCCTTGACCGGGGTCAGCGTGGTCGTGGTCCCGGCGCCCGCCCGGAACTTGAGGGTGGGCGTGGTCGGGTCGGCCGCCGCCCCGGTGATGTCGGCGTAGCGGCCCTGCACGCGCACCAGGGAGCCGCTGACGTAGGTGTTGGTCATGCGCTGTCTCCTATGCTCACCGAGCCCGCCAGGGAGTCGCTGACGGTTACTGATCCGGCGGCCCTGTCACTTACCATCACCGATCCTGCCAGGCCGTCAGCGAGCGTCACGGCCGCCGCCAGGCTGTCCTGGGCCCGGACGCTGCCCGCCAGCTGGTCGCCAACGGCCACCGAGCCGGGCAGCCCCGGCATCAGCGCGATGACCGACGCGCTGTCATGGGCGGTGCCGGTGTCGAGCAGGGACTGCAGCGTGGCCAGCGAGAGCGCCTCGGCTGCCGCGCCCAGCTCGGCCAGGCTGACCGCGGCGACCAGGGCCAGGGCGTCGGCCCCGGCGCCCGTCTCTGCCAGGGCGGCGGTGGCGACCACCGTGATCGAGTCGTGAGCGGTCCCTGTATCGGCAGCCGTTACCGGCTGGCTGACGGTGATCGAGTCGGTGCCCGTGCCAGCATCGGCCAGCGCCACCGGCTGGACGATGGCGGCCGAGTCGGAGCCCTGGCCGCTCTCGGGCAGGGCAATGCTGCCGGTGCCGGTGATGACCTGGGCAGCAGTGCCCGCGTCGGCCAGCGCCACCGTGCCAGCCACCACAACGGAATCAGCGCCTGTACCCGCGTCGGCCAGCTGCAAGGCCACGGCCATCGTGGCCACATCGGAGCCGGTACCCGCGTCGCCGAGCGCGGCCGTGGCCGTGGCGCCCAGGACGTCGGATCCGGCGCCCGCATCGGCCAGGGCAGTGGTGCCAGCCGCCGAGGCGGCATCGGCGCCGGATCCGGTGTCGGCCAGGGCGACCGGCACCGTCGTCGGCCCGGCCACCGGGACCGTGGCGTCCTGCTCGGCGAACATCCACGGCGGCGAGGCGAAGCTGGCCGGGTGGGCCAGGCCGGGCGGGGTGGCGGGCACGGGCTACCTCCCGCCTGTCAGTCCAGCTGCTCGACCAGGAACTGCAGGCACTGCACGGTGCCCGACGTGCCGGTCAGCGTACAGCGCATCATGATCGGCATGGCCACGCTGGTGTCGATCGCCGCCGCGTTCTCGCCGCCTGATGCGGGCGCGAAATATATCGAGCCCACATTGGTGCCCGGGTTCGCCGGGCTGGCCGGCTGCGCGATGCTGCCCGCGCCGACGCCTATCGACAGCCAGCCCATGCTGCTGATCGTGTTGCCGGTGCTGCCGATGGCGGTGATCCGGTGAACCGACTGCCACCACCACGGCAAGCCAGTCACCGCCTGGGCCGCACCACCGCCTCCGTTGGTGAAAGTGACGGGGGTGCAGAGCGCGGCCGGCGTGACCCCGGCAGCCGGGAAGGGAACCCACATGGTGGTGGTGACGGCGGAAGTGATGGTCACGATGCCCTGGGCGGTGAGCCGGAACACCGCACCCGGGTAGAGGTACTGGGTGCCGACCACGTAGTCCTTGGAGCCGGCCGCCTGCGAGCTGATCGTCGCCGTGGACGCGGTGGACAGCGGGGAGCCCACCGTGGTCTGCCACGGCGCCCCGCTATTCAGCAGCTGGTTCCAGCCCTGCAACGGCATGAGCTAGCTCACCTCAGGTCCACGTGATGGTGATCGTGACCGCCCACGACAGCGCGCTGGTCTTGGTGCCCAGGTCGGAGGCGCCGTGGTTGAAGAACACGCTGACCGAGGCGCCCGTGCCCGAGGCGGTGCCCTGGTCGGTGCCCCACTCCTGGGCGTGGAAGTTGGCCACGCCCGTGCCGAAGGTGGCGGAAAACACCAGCCCGGCGCCGTGCGTGCTGCCCACGGTCGGGGTGGAGCTGATCAGCTGCCACTGCCGGGTGGTAGCCCCGGTCGCCGCCGCCAGGTCGGTGTCGGTGTAGGCCGGGGTCGCGGCCGTGGAGCCCAGGCCGATCCGGCCCACCGTGGCCGAGAACAGCGTGCCGGCGGTGCCGGCCGCGTTCTTCATCAGCAGCTGCCACCCGGCGTCGGTGACGACGTTGCCCTCGGCCTCGATCACCCTGCTCGGCCGCAGCTTCAGCTTCCGGTAGGCGGCCAGCGGCAGCCCGCGCACCGGATCCGGGCGGTGCACCATGCCGAGCTGGCGCCGGGCCCAGCGCTCGGCGTCGGCCTCGAACTCCTCCACCCGGATGAAGCTGCGGTGCCCGCCACGGTCGCGGAGCAGCGCCGCGCCGCCGAGGCTGATCACATCGGCGCCGCGCCCGCGATCGAGCTGGCTCATCGTCTCCTCCTACATCCCGGAGTGGACCAGGGGGTCGAAATCCTCCGGGTACCTGAAGCTGTCAAACGGGCAGTACAGGACGCCCGGCTGGCTGGGCGGCCCGGGGCGCAGCGGCTCGCCGCAGCGCGGGCACGCTGCCGGGGGCTGAGCCGCGTAGTACTCCTCGTAGGCGGCCTGCTCCTTCAGCGTGTCGTCGAGCTGCTGCCAGCTCACGGCCCGCCAGCCTCGCCGCCGGCGTTAGCGGTGCCCTTGCCGACGCTCAGCTCGTCGGCCGCGCCTGCGGCATCGGCCGGGGCGGCCTCAGCCGTCTGCGGGGCGGTCTCGTGCGGGGCCGGGCTCACGGGCGGCCCTTCCTCATCCTGAGTGTCCGGGGGCATGTAGCCGGTCTCGCCTTCCGCCGCGCCCGCGTTAGACGGGCCATCCGCTGTGGTCTTGGGCATCTCGCGCTCCGTTCCGCATTGCGGGCAGACAGTGAGGTCGGCGGCGATGTTCATGGCGCCGCAGTGATCGCAGGTCCAAAGCATCGCCGCCTCCTTGTCGTCAGGCGCCGAGCAGCGCCAGGTTGGCCGGCTTGCGTCCTGCGGTCAGGTCGTGCGCGATGGCAGTGACCAGGCCGGTGGCGCCCGCCGTGCACTTGACGTAGCAGTAGGTGTCCGGCAGCTGGCTGCCGAACAAGGTGAACGTCGGGTTGGTGCGGGCGCCGGTATTGTCCGCCCCCGTCTGGGTGACCCTGACCCACGCGGCCGTGCCGTCCGTCGCCGCGACGGTGTAGAGCCGGGTGAGCGGGGCCCAGGCCGGGGTGAAGAATGCGCCGTTGCGGTAGGTCCCGGCGAACGCCGTCGCGATCGTGAGCGAGAAGGTGTCGGTGCCGGTGCACACAAAGGTGACCGCCGAGCAGAGCTTCATCGAGATGGCCTTGCCACCGGCAATGGGCACCACGTTGAAGACCCGGCCGAGGCCCTCCATTCCTGCCATTTCTCATCCTTTCCCGAGCGGGGCGTTACTGCCGCTCTTGTCAGTCCCTTTAACGGGACGGGATTCCCGGATTTGGCGGTTGGCCATTTCCAGGTTGTCGGCCACCCGGCGCATCCGCTCCGGGTCGTCGCCGAATAGGGCGGTGCCGACGTTGCACTTATGGCACGCCAGCCCGCGCACGCACGAGCCGCAGGAGCGCTTGCCCCGGCAGCACGCATGGTCGTGGTCGATGGAAACGGCGCGCGGCTTGTCCAGGTTCAGCGGCTCGCCGCACAGGTAGCAACGGCCCTCCTGCGCGGTGAACAGCTCCCGGAGCCGCTCTGGGGTAACGCCGTACATCCACTTCAGGTCACCAGCCGCCATGCTGCCCAGAAGCTGCTTGCGGATGGCACGGTAGCCGGGATGAGCGTCACGCCAGCGGCGGGCGGCGTCCTTCGCCGGCTCCGGATCGGCGGCGTACCTCTCGGCGGCCTTCTGCCGGTTGTAGGCCTTTCTGGCCTCGGGGTCGTTCCAGTCAATGACGCGCGGCTTAACGTGCTTCCCACAGACACAGCCTGGGAGGCACTTTGGGCTTCCGCCTTTACCTGTCATGACCCCAGCTTACCGTGATTATCGAATCTGTCACGTGTGAGTGGCGCTCAGGCCGACGTAGGCGCTCAGGGTATTTGAGCTGCCATTATGAGGTGTCAAGGGGCTCTGTAGCCAGGGTCGCCCGTCAACACGCTCAATGATTCTATAACACGTTTGATCGTTCTGGAAGGCGAACTGGTCGCTCGCCGCCACCGCGACCGCCTGCCGGTCGCCGATCAGGTAGTAGCTCAGGTCCAGGAAGTTGATGTCCCCGACGCTGTTGGCCGGGCCCACCTTCTCGGTGAAGATCACCGGCCGGCCCATGATGGTGACCGGGGGCGAGTCGGCGGCCGTGGCCGCGTTGTAGCCGCCCATCCAGATGCCCGGGGTGGACAGCGACAGCTGGGCGATCTGCGGGAAGGTGTCGATCGCGCAGACCCAGATCGCGCTGGACAGGCTGGTGGGCAGCATCCGGGCGTACATGTTCACGATGTCGGCCCAGGCCAGCGACCCGGTCGCGGCCCGGTCCACCTGCACGTAGGCGGGGTTGTTGGCGCCCACCACGCCGAGCGGGGTGCCCGCGCCGGTCTCGGACAGGAACGCCACATCCTCGGCCCACGCCAATCCCGCCGGAATGCGAGTATCGAACCAGCCGCTAAATGCAGGGGCATCAGAAAGTAGTTCGTTAGGTACTTTGAAGAACCCTGTGAGCTTCTTGGCGTCCAATGTCACCCGGCCGAAGCTGGCCTGGCTCTCGGTGAGGGCCGCCGACTCCTCGGTCCAGTAGAAGACCACCCCGCCGAACAGCGAGCTGACATGACTCGTGTCGTCAACGGTCGGAATCGGCACCCGCAGCGTGGACATCGGGATCACCGTGGCCCGGGACCGGACGATGGCCGCCTCCAGCGCCAGCTGCAGCAGCTCGGAGCGCATGATTTCGGGGATGAGGAAGCCGCCGTCGCCGGGGACCTCGGATCCGAAGCTGTTCTGGAACTGGCGCACGTTCTCCAGCTTGCGGAGCAGCTCGGCGCGGTTCTTCAGGCTGGAGGGCCGGGCCTCCTCGCGGATCGCCTGGCAGTACTCGCCGATCGAGCTGAAGCGCTCCTCGGCCTTGTAGGCGACCTCGAACCCGGCGCCGGGCGAGGCCCGGTTGTAGACCGCGCCCCGGCCCTGGGAGACCTTCTTGGTCGTCCCGGCCAGCGTGCCGGCCAGGATCGGGGCGAGGACGCCGCCGTCACCGGCCGCCAGGTTCACCGGGGGCGTGCTGCCGTTGGTGCCGAGCATCTCGGCGACCACCAGCTGGGTCTGCTCGCGCACCTGCGCGGCGATGTCGCCGTCGATCGGCGCCACCGTCTTGGCGTAATTGGTGATGAACTCCTTGAACA